TAACACCCTAAAGAATTACTTAGAAGATAAAATGAATAATCCTGCTTCTTTTTTACAACGTCCTGATGGTAGAGATGTAATGTCATTCGCTGTAAAATGGTGCCCCCGTGAGAAAAGCAAATATGGTTGGTTATACGAACGTATTGTGATACAGTGGAATAAAATGTTCAATCCAGATATAGCTTGTGATGCCGAAGTATGTAAGCGTAATTATAGAAAAATGATTTCGGCTCTGAATAAAGAGTTAGATACAGTACAAATTAAACAATGCGCAAACCAGTGGTCATCTATAAACCCGGATAATGTTTCTATTGGTACCCTGGTAAAACAAAAAACGGCGTTCAGTAAAACAATAAATCAAGATAGAGTTGATTGTAATAATAATTTTAATGAATATTATCAAGAGGTTAATACAATATATGATTATAAACATTCTACCAATCGTGGTCTTTTACCCGTATCCAATATAGTAGAGTATGCGATGAACTTTATTAAAAATGGAGCTAGTGATGAACGACAGAAGAAGTGGATTAACTCTATTTGGTGTAAGAATATGAATCATTTGAATAAAAGCGTATTAAACAATTCTATTCCCATAATCGATATCAGTTGGGACTTGGATAAAGAATCTAGAAACACGGCGATTGGACTTGGTATTGCGATTGCACTTAAGTCCAATATAAATCGTTTTATAATATATGATAATGTTTCGTATTGGTTTTCTATCTCACCAAGCGAAGAATTCACATCTATTATAGAAAAAATTTATAATAAAACCAAGACAGCAACATTATCCAATATAGATTCCGCTTTTTCTCTTATATCAGAAGCTTTTGCGTATACACGTGATACTATGTGTTTGAAGGATGATATGGTTTTTTTTATATTTAATGGTGGTAAAACAATCAACGCTTCTCTGAAGGAACGATTTAGTTCATCGACATTCATTTATTGGAATATACAGAGAACCGGTTATTTAAAATATGAACAAATGAATACTGCTCCTGGTAATTTTCATCTATGTGGAAACAGTATATCTGATATAAATAATATCCAAAAATATTATATTGACCGTTTCAAAACAGGTGACCTCGGAAATTATATTGAAAATATCCTCAATAATCCGCGTTATAAATCGATGGAACGATGCTTGATTGATGTTATGTAAAAATTGATTTTCATAAAAAGTAATTGATTTTATGATAATCACGTATATTTTATAAATGAACATAGACATTCCAGTTCAACGTTTCAAGTATAGTAATTCAATTACGGTATTACTCAGTAATTTTGCAGGAATACATCGTTACGATGACTGTAAGGATTTTCGTAAATTTTGGGACGAATTTATTAAAAATAATCTTGATGCATTTGAACGAGAAGTGGTTTTATTGGAATCTCGTGGATTTATAGGCGACCCTTATAACACAATGTATAAAAGCGCACGTTTCTATTATAGAAAATTATATGATGATTCTAGTAGGAAAAAGAATGATAAGAAAATAAAGGAACACCCGTATTCAAAATTTCCAAGTGAACTTATTGAACTCATTGACGCGGTTATTGAGAAACATATATCTATGAATCTCGAACAGGTAACCGTTGGTGAATACATTTGTAATATCACACCTTCGTCGTCTTACACGGATTTCTGTGATGAATATGAACGTGATTTATATATTCATATTGGTAATTATGTTAAACAAACACAGTCTATGGGGGGTGACGTTTCGTCTAGTAGAATTTCAAATAAACTGAAGAAAACTTTCAAAAACAGATTCTATAAAATACAAGAAAAAATTAGACCACCGACACGGTAATATTAGTTAGTTACATGTTACTTATTCCAACAAGTTGAGCATATATCTTTGTTATCTTTTTCATTGAATACGTATGTAGTTTCATTATTACATTTTGTACATTTAAAATAACACAGGCGATTTATTTCACATTCTCCCATATTGGCACTGGTTTCTAATATTATGTTTATAATTATACCGTAAGCTAGTTCTCTGTATAACTCATCGGATTCTTCATCGCTCAAAGATAACTTCATCAGATTTATTGTGGTATCTACCCCGCGAAGAGCATTCATTATTATACGTGATATTTCAATTACCCACGGTTCATTATTAAATTTTACCAGTTTACGGAGGGCGTTATTAAACTCATCTTCGATTGGAGATTTATTACGAATCTCTTCGTTTTCATTAACTAAGAATATATTACGCATACCGTCCGTATTTTTTAATAATTCTGGTATAAATTCTCTGAAATCTTCACGAAGGTTCTCGAATTCATTCCAACTATCATAAAGTATTCTTAAATCATAATAACTCTTATATTCTGGATCATTATTATCTGAAATATGTTCGCTTGAATTATTAGATGACTCATCATCATCAAAAGTCAATTCAATTGTCTCTTCAACCGGTTTTGTATTACTGGTATATACATTTATTAGCTCGCTCGCATCTACACCAAGAAATTTACTCAGGTCCTTCCTGTGTATATTGTTCATTTATATTATCTTATTATATTTATTTGTTTACATGTTTCAGTAAATAATGTAAAACTAGTACCTTTGTAACTTTTTTCCATATATTTGTTTCCGGTTCTTCAATAGTCTATATCTATTTTCTTACATCGTATATGTTACAACACATATTAACTCTTTCGTATTTGTATTATTATGTCTGTATAATTCAGTAAGATTCGTATTTATTATATAATCATTCGATTCGAAATATGAGAATATTTTGGGTATATCATCACGACCCATATACGTCTTAGTCGATGGATATCTAGTCAAGTAATATCTACACGTCGTGCTATACGGATATTTAAACTCAGATAATTCTTGATGTTTTGCCTGGAACACGCATTGACTTATCGGTCCATCCGGCATTATATCCAAACTTAGAACAGATTTATACTCATTGGAAACTGGTTCCAATATTGTTTCAATATATATTGCAAATGTTTTATTTGATACTGTATCAAACGGACTATTCATGTTTAATATTAATTATATAATATATATATATATACATTTACTATTTATTTATTTTTAAATATAAAGATTTTTTTTCTATTTATCATGGCGATAGAGGAGCTATAATGTGTATTCTTTACAGCATTTTAATTAGATGAATACAGACACATCTAATTAAATATTTATTTATTGTGTTTTTCTTGTAAATGGGTCTATTCCTGCTGATACTAAGATCTGTTGAATTAATGATAACTTATCTTTATCGAAACCTACACCAAATGAAGGTAACCCGAATGCAGCAATATAATAACTGAATAGAGGTGCGAAAAAAAATGTCTTTGTAAATCCGAATGAACCGCAAGTATCGGCAATTACTTCCTTTTCATTTTTACCTGATAATATATCCTCTATACGCTTTTCCAATATGGAATTTTTAATAGACATTGATAAATGCTGTGTGTATAAAGCATATCCATTTATTGAACCATTCAGGCCATCCAATGTTATCTGTAATAGTGTTCTTAAATTATTATTTGTTGCCATATCGTATTGCTTACCTACTTCATCGTGTAATACCAAACTTTGATTTAAATCTGTTGGAATGTCAGCGTATTGACGATTTGCCATGCGTGAAGTATAATGCGTATCGATCTTGTTTATTGAATTTACTACTATATCTGAAAACACCAAGTCTGTACTCTCTAATATTATTGGTTCTTGTATTGCCTCAGTGAAAACTGTTATTATACGTGTTGGTTGAGCTGTGTTAGCACCACCACTTCTTACTCCTAATAAATCACCAACGCGACCCATAATCTATTATATACTTATAAGATAATTACATCTTTTTTTTTTCATAATATTATATAAATATTATACAAAGGCATATATGAAATTTATTTCGTTCTTATATTCAGTTTTATATACCATTGGGTTTATTACTACGACACAAGTTACGACACAAGTTACGACACAAGTTACGACACAAGTTACGACACAAGTTACGACACAAGTTATGTCTTTGGCAGCATCAGCTTATTGTAGTGTGTCAGAATTAGAGCAATGGAACTGTAAAACATGTAGTCAAAATGTTTCCAATATTACTATTATTGATGATGATACCCGTATTATTATGGCGTATGATGCTTCATTGAAATCTCATTTTATCTCAATTAGGGGTAGTTCAGATATTAATAATTGGATTTCAAATATTGAAACACGTATTATATATCCGTATGTTGATAAAAATATTGGTGTTCATAATGGTTTGTATAACGAATACTTATTGTATAAAGAACGTTTGCTTCAGGGTTTGGACGAAAATGTTTCTCTTATTATTACAGGACATTCGTCTGGTGGAGCTCTGGCGTCTTTCTTAGCTTACGACTTGGTCACAGAAGGACACTTTTTATACAATAATATTCAATTATATACATTTGGTTCTCCGCGCATCGGTAATAAAGAGTTTGTAAATAGTTTTATGTCGTTTGATATTCAAAGTAATCGTATAACATATAAAAAAGATATCGTTCCTCATTTACCTGAGGAATTATTCGGATTTATTCATATACCACACGAACTATGGTTCACGTCATCCTCTAAATATAAGGTATGTAATGATGAGGACGGTAATGAGGACGATTTGTGTAGTAATTCTTGTTCACCGTTTTCATGTACATCCGTTAGTGACCATCTCAATTATTTGGATTCTACTATTGGAAGCGCTGCGTGTTAAATAATAATTATCACATCGTGATGTTTATTATTTGAATACATTCATATACATAGTAGGGCGTCGGCGCCGTATTGGACGTATCAATTCGTCCACTTGCATATCCACTTGCTTCCTCGTTTCTTCTTCCTCCTCCAATTTCTTTACTGCTTCCCCTTCCTCCAATTTCTTTACTGCTTCCCCTTCCTCCAATTTCTTTACTGCTTCTTCCTCCTCCAATTTCTTTACTGCTTCTTCCTCCTCCAATTTCTTTACTGCTTCTTCCTCCTCCAATTTCTTTACTGCTTCTTCCTCCTCCAATTTCTTTACTGCTTCCTCTGTTTGATTTACGATTTCATCGTCTATAGTATCTTCACTCATTGTCTTATAATATTAAATGATATAATTTATAATTCTAAATACAATAAATTATAAAAATTGATTACTTTATTACAATTATATAAACCTTAAACTAACTTATATAAATTCGTAAATAATGTCTACTACCAATAATAATTCTAGAAAAAGATACTCTGCATCCATGTCCAAGACAGGAGGAGGAGGAGGAGGAGGAGGAGGAGGAGGAGGAGGAGGTAAATTCTGTAAGATATGTAAGGATATCGGAAAGACTCGTGACGAGTATACTAGTCACTATGTTCGCGAGACACCAAACCCAAGTAGTAGGGTTTTATGTCCCGTATTGCTATCTTCCGTATGTCGTTACTGTAAGGAGGGTGGACACACCGTCAAACACTGCCCAAAGATTGGCGCGAAGAATCAAAATGTAAAGGACGCTCCCATTGTCTGCACAGAAACCGATAAGAAGAAGAAGAAGGAGAACACATCAGTCAGTCGGAATAACTTCTCTGCGTTAGCAGACCTTGACTTCCGTAGTGATGATGAAGACGAGGTTGTTGTAATAACCCCTCCTAATAAGAGCGTCGTCTCTTACGCCAGCGCACTACAGAAGGTAGCACAACCCAGTAAGATTAATATGCCTTCTCAAGTAGAATCTCTAATTCCTACAAAACTAAATTTCGGCAGTTGTAATGTCGTGACTCTCGAAAAGATTACCAAGCGATGGGCGGATGAGGAAGACCCTGACGACTGTGAAATACTATATACGACGCTCGTTCCACCTATTCCATTCGACGAAAATCACCCTCTTAGTTGCTTCGTATCTTTCGTTGATGTTCTAGTAAGTGATTACACCGATAACTTCACGAAATCAATTGCAATCACCAGTGACGCTTTCCAACAACTATGCAAGAATTGGGAGGCAGAATTCTTCAATATCAACGCAGGAGGTCGGGATGCTTTTGAAAAATCATCGACGACGAACACAAGAACGAGGTCTATAATTATGACTGAACGATATATTCAGTAAATAAAAACAAATAAAAAAACAAATAAAAAAACAAATAAAAAAACAAATAAAAAAACAAATAAAAAAACAAATAAAAAAACAAATAAAAAAACAAATAAAAAAACAAATAAAAAACAAACTAAGGGATGGAGAGGTGCCCTTTTTTATTCTTACAAAGTTATACACATTCAAGAAACACTATCATCACTCTCACTCTCACTCTCACTCTCACTCTCACATACAGTGCATTTTTTTTTATGTAAGTGATAATTATACGCCTGGTTCATTGTAAATACCGGAGCGTCCATATTGAATATTTTAGTATGTCCGACCCCATTATTATTCATAATATAAGTTACCCTACCGAAAAATGGATTATACATATAAAAGTCGTATAATTTATCAATTAAGTAATCCGAAGCTAGTTTTATCTTTTCCAAACCACCTATATGGTATTGAGATACCATATATAAATAATAATACGGACGGAATATACGAATTAAATCAACCGACGGAAAATCTAACGTGATACGAATAGGAAATGGATAATAAACATTTAACATATTACGTATTTCAATATTCATCATTTCGTGTGGTGTATTATAAATATAATCACGAAAATGTTGTTCGCGGATTAAACACTCGTTTTCAGCACGAAATAGATGTAAATCAAAATCTAGCCATACAAAATTATGAAATAAAACTGGAAATTTCAAAGGGTTATCTACCATCCTGAAATATATTGTATATAGAATCGATTTACTGAACGCGATATTATTATATGGATTTCGAATTATAAGAGGTTCCGCAAAATAATACGGTGAATTTATCAACGAGGTATTGATTATTCTTGATAAATCGTGTTTTGTAAACAAATAACGCGAACCTTCATGGTATATCTCAATTGTATCACGATGACCTGGTTTTATCTCATCGTACATCATATTTGTTGTTATCTGTATTGATGCCCTTTTGTATTTATATATATAAGCAAGTTTGGAAAAGCTTCGGTAAACTCTCTGCGATTTTGATATGTTTTCCATAAATTCATCTTTTGTTTTATTATCAATGAATACATTATCCAAAATACGTTTTATTTTACCGTATTTATTTTTTACATTAGATATAAACTGATGGTTATCTTGTATAATATAACCTATTTTTCCTTGCTGGTCTATATCATAAAATAAACTATTTATATAGTGATAGATCCAGTATACAGTATAGTCTTTATCTTTATTACTCTCATGTGTGTAGTAATGTCTCCATATATTTGGATATATTGGTTCATTCATAGTTTTATTAGTTGTTTTTATTAATTCAGTATTGTTCGTTCCGGATATATTTTTTAAGATATAAAGAAAGGTATTCATCATTCGATTTATTTATTTGGTAGTAATTAATATACTTTATTATAATTTGTTTTGAATCAATTTTAGAAATTTTACTGGTAACTAATTACACCGATGAATTTCA